TCTATCCTCAGAGTAGTACAACATGTGCTCAATCAATAAGTCCAACTGCACAGAATTCATATTCAATCCAGCAGCGCTCTCAAAGAAATCACGATGCGCTCTCATAAACAACACTATAGATGCAACGTACTTCTTCAACCAAAAGTTAAAAGCTCCAGGCAGCGTATTGAAAACACGCACATTCCTAGCATCAGCTTTCTCTTCACTAATGGGCTCATCCTTCAATGAATGCACACACATCGGAACAAACACGTTCCCCGAATCCAAAACAGCACCAATCTCATCAACTTGACGCTGCACATCAGGATGCACAAACACCTCCTTCGTATCGTGATTAAACTCCAGGTACCCACTCTTCTTTTTAAAGAAAGGGGCTCCCATCGAAGTTTTCAGATTAGTAGAGTTGATACCAGCACCCTCAACGCCATACCAGCTCTCATAATCAGAAAGAACACGAACAGACTCCCAACCTGAGAGCTGATCCATCCCATCACAATAATCATCAACAGCAAGATTCCATATCTCCTCATCAGAGTGTTTGTTCACCATTCCCTTCAAATTGAGAACATAGGGATCGATCCACTCAGGACCTGAAACTCCCTCAACCATCTTCCCAGAAAAAACAGGGGGAACAAAGTAATTCTTCTTCCCACAAACACTCTCCTCCAAACATCGGAAATCATCTGCCATCAAAGTAGGGGCACACCCAGTCTTCAATGTAGATAATGGAAACGGAGGACTCAAAGTCCCAAGGACTGACACACAGTCAACTCCTGCCGAAATTCCAGCCCACAAAGAGGATTTCTCAACCAATGGCTTCAAAACAACATCACTATTCGGATCCTCTCTTCTCAAAGCATCTCCTTGTACCGATCCAAAAACCAAATTAGGCGGTACCAACACGAGAGTCTTCAACTCCTCAACGCATCTTCCCAATTCCATTTGAGTCAATTCCTCACCAACTTGCAAGGTATTAAACCCCAAGGAGGTTAAGACATTATCCTCACCAAAATGGTATCCTGCCACAAAGACATGCGCACCAATTTTAGCTACATAAAGACCACCACAATCGCCATCAACGGTCGGGACACCCTTAGCAACAACGCTCACAGCGCCATACTGTTTCTCCAAACGTCCTCCTTCACCCTTAAATTTAACAACTTGGTCATTCCTCAATGAAACAAACCACAATTCATCAAAAGTGGGCATGCAAGAAGCTTGAGAAGTCGCAGCCAAATGCAAACCAAAGTCAGCCGAACTCATCGGAGCTAAACCTGGTACAGCAACAAGGACACCCTCTCTTCCAACCATCCGAACAGCATTCACACCAAGCTTAACTAACATTGTGTATGACATGTGCCCACGAGTGAACGTCAACTGCGAATCTCTCAAATTTCGCAACCTCACTTCATGTAAACTCGTAATAGCTTCGCTTTTCCCCCACATTATGTGCCCAGGGATCAGCACTATATTGCCAAAAACTTGCACACCATTCATCGAAACACGTGTGTCAACATTCCTAACTCTAAGGAGCCTCCTCCCAGCCACATTTAAAATCTCTTCAGTGGTAGTCGTCACCAACGACTTCTTCTCAAGCGGATCTCTCTT